TCTCTGGGGTCTGCAGCAAGTAACCCAGGTTTTCAGCGTCAGGGGAGAGCCCACTGGGCTGGCGGTACACGTCCCAGTCGGGCGGTGGGTCGGCCATCGCGTCGGCCCACGGCGTGCCCTCGCTCGGGAAGTTGGTGTCGATCACCACGCCGTACCAGGTTGCACCCCCTTCGGCTGGTGACGGGTAGCGCCCGCAGCGAGCACTGACGGGGCCGATCAGGTCGTAGTCGATCTCGATGCCTTCCGAGATCCAGATCGCGGTCAGGTTCATCGACAGGAGCCGCCGCTGATCTTCGGGGGTCTCCAGGGGGAGCAGCAGCCACTCGGACTTCACGTCGAGGAATTCGAAGTAGATCGTGCTGTCGCTGACCTTCCAGTGTGCGATCGCATTGAACCAGTGGGCGATGTCCTTCAGCACGGTGTTCTTGAGCTGAGACAAGGTCTGCCGACAAATGGCAAAGCGCGTGTAGCGGATGCCGTCGGGCGAAGGCCACTGCTCGCAGGCGCGGCGCAGCAGCTCCATGATGATCGCGGTGGTCTTGCCTGAGCCGACGGGTCCGGCGATCAGCCTGACGAAGGCCTCGCTCATCATGAACGAGGCGGCGGTCTTGGGTGCCGTGTACGAGACGTCCATCAGCTGGCGTTGCTGGGGGTGAGGTCGACAACGTCACCCGAAATTACTCGCTCGGGTAACTTCTCCTTGTCGAACTCCAGCTTGTTCCCGCCGATGTTGATCGTGATCTTGACCCGGCTGTCCTCGGCGGCGCCGCCGCCCTTGATGTTCGGATTGTCGGTGAGGCCCGCCAGGCGGCTCGCCCACTTCAGCATTTCGACCTTGGCCGACATCGGCTGCTCGGGGTCCTGCACCAGCGTGTAGGCGTCGAGCAGCAGCTCCTCGATCATGGTCGACGCCTTCGACTTGATCCGGCTGGCGATGCTCATGGCGTCGCTGGCGTTCCAGATCGCCTGCTCCTCGATCAGCCGCTGGTGGAACATCGGCGTGTCGATCAGCTGGTCGAATTGACTCTGGCTCAGCTTGAAGGTGGTCAGCAGGTTCGGGATCGGGATGATCTGGCGCGCCACCTCGCGGGCGAGTTTCGAAATGAGGGCGTCGTTCAGGGGGGTGGGGAGCACGACAGGTGCGTCAGGCATCGACATTTGCCCCTAGGGAAAGTACGTTGAGGGACTTTCTGCACCAATCGCGGGGATTAGTCGATGGCCGACAGCGTCATCCAGTTCCAGCCGCGCAGCCAGCCGCCTCCGAGTAATCCGCTGGTTCGTGTGGCTTCGAACGCCGAGATGGATGCCGCGGAGGCGCGCCAGCGCGAGCAGGCAGGCCAAGGACAACCCGACACAACGACCTACCAGGGCCTGGCAGGCTACATCCGCGTGCAGTGGGACATGATGGTCCGACATCGCAACACGGTGGCCGGATGGTCCGATCGGTTACTGGCGTCATCGCGCGCCTTCATGGGTCAGTACGACCCGACCAAGCTGCAGGAGATCAAGAAATTCGGCGGGTCTGAGGTCTATGCCCGCTTAACCGCCGCGAAGTGCCGGGGTGCATCGTCACTCCTCCGTGACGTGTACCTCGGTGCTGAGCGACCCTGGGGCCTCACCCCGCCCAGCGATCCGGCGATCCCCCTCGAGGTGATGACCGCCATCGAGAAGCTGGTCCAGACCGAGATCCAGAGCGCTGAAATGGGGGCACCTGCAGTGCCCGACCCGACCGGGCAGACGCCCGGCATCCCGCCGGTCCCCGGCCAAACCCCTCCCGTCGACCAGATCCAGCAGCGTGTGTTCCAGCTGATGAGCGCGGCGCGCGACGCCGCCAAGGTCCACGCCAAGGAGCAGACCGACATCGCGATCGACAAGCTGGATGAGATCCTCACCCAGGGGAATTTTTACGGCGCCCTAGCAGATTTTCTGACGAACACGCCCATCTTCCCGTTCGGCGTCATCAAGGGGCCGACCGTCCGCATGGTGATGGACGTTAAGTGGCAGGGCAACAAAGCCCAGCAGGTCCGCAAGCCGCGGCTGTGGTGGGAGAACATATCGCCCTACGACGTCTGGTGGACCCCCGGTGTCAGCGACATCGAGGACGCTGCGGTCATCCACCGCCAGCGAGTTACTCGGACCGATCTGAACGATCTCATCGGGATGCCGGGCTACAACACGGAAAATATCCGCGCGGTGCTGCAGAACTACGGCACGCAAGGGTTTACCGAAAATTGGGACTCGACGGACGCGAGTCGCTCGGTGCTCGAGAGCCGGGAAAATCCCGTCTACAACATGAGCAACCTGCTCACCACGCTGGAGTTCCACGGCAACGTGCAGGGTAAGATGCTGCTTGAGTATGGTTTTACGTCGCAGCAGATCCCTGACGAGCTGCGGGATTATGCCATCCAGGCGTGGTTGATCGGGCAGTACCTCATCAAGGTGCAGCTCTCGCCGTCGCCGCGCCGCCGCCACCCGTTCTACATCACGTCGTTCGAAAAGGTGCCGGGCACGCCGGTCGGCAATGGCATCCCCGACATCATCTCGGATCTGCAGGAGGTCGCCAACGCGTCGCTGCGGTCGCTGGTCAACAACATGAGCATCTCGTCGGGGCCGCAGGTCGTTATCAACGATGACAGGCTTGCTGGGCAGGAGAACACCGAGGAGCTCTACCCATGGAAACGCTGGCACACGACCAACCCGGTGGTGTCGGGATCGACCGAGAAGGCGATCGACTTCTTCCAGCCGACATCGAACGCGCAAGAACACATGGGCGTGTTCAACGCCTTCTACGCGCTCGCCGACGACATGTCGGCCATCCCCAAGTACCTGTCGGGCAACTCGCCGGGCGGTGGCGCTGGCCGGACTGCCTCGGGCCTGGCTATGCTGATGGGCAATGCCTCGAAAATTCTCCAGACGGTCTGCGCCAACATTGACCGCGACGTCTTCCAACCGCTGCTCAGGAACCTACTCGACCTGGTGCTGATGACGGACACCTCGGGGCTGCTCACCGGCGAGGAGGAGGTCGAGCCCAAGGGCGTCACCGTGGCGATCCAGCGCGAGACGCTGCGCCAGCGCCAGCTCGAATTCCTGCAGATCACCGGGAACCCGATCGACATGCAGATCATTGGCCCCAAGGGTCGTGCCAACGTGCTGCGCGCGGTGTCGCATGGCATCGGCCTCGACGGCGACGAGATCGTGCCGTCGGAGCACGAGCTCGACGCGCAACAGGCCCAGGCGGGCGCCATGGGGGTGCAGCAACAGATCCCAGGCCACGCCCAGCAGCATCCAGAGGCCCCCGGCGCAGGTGGTCCGATGCCGCCCGGTGCGGCCCAGGGACCGCCGCCGCAGGCTCCCAAGCCCGCTCAGGGTGGTCCTCGAGCGAACGTGACACCGGCTCGCGTCGCCGCGGCGCCGGGTGTAGGATGAGATGTGATCAATGCTTCGGTCCCAGCAAGCGACGATATTGCAGTTGGCGCTGTTGGTGGAAGATGACACTGCACAGGATTAGATATCTCGTTCACTGAAGGAGAACGACATGGCCAAGCCAGGCGGTTCGATCACGAAGGATTGGGGCAAGCTGGGCGGCACCACTCCGATGCACAGCTTCGCGCCGACCGGCACGCAGACGCCGGATCGCACGTCGCAGGAGGGCCACTCCGGCTCGCGCCGCGACATCAAGGTCCAGCCAGGACCGTCCAACGTCATGGGCTTCTCGACGTCGGGCAACAAGTCCTACGCGGGCACCCAGACGCCGGGTCAGTCGGCGGCCTGTCCGACCGGCGGCGACCAGAAGTTCGCCAAGGGCGGCTCGAACAGCATGTTCGGCAACCGCGGCAGCCTGCGCGCCGAGGCAGGCAAGACCTCGCCGTGAGCAAGCTGCCGACCGCGTTTAAGGTCGGGCGCGAGAACGAGACCAGTGCGCTGCGCCAGCCGGGCATGAACCGGATGAGCACGGTGCGGATGCTCAAGACCAACCTGGGCAAGGCCACCGGCATGGAGAAACGTCCGATCGGTGGCGTCAAAGGCAAGGGCCTGGCCCAGCACTCTGCCCCCCAGAAGCATGAGGCCCAGGCGCTCAGCACCACCAAATTCGGCTTCGGCGGGCCGGGTTCGACGGACCCGATCTGAGATGCCCAAGTTCGGCAACGCACAGGGAAAAGTGCCCCCCGCCAGGGGGAAGGGCTCAGCGCACGCGATGTTCCCTGATCGCGCAGCCCTCATGCAGGTTACCAAGGGTAACCCGATGCAGCAGTCGCTTGGTAACTACGCCAAGCTGACGCCGTCGGGTGCGAGCGCGATGGCGAAGACCTACCCTGAGATCATGGCTGAGGGGCAAGAAGGCGCGTCGGTTCTGCCTTGAGTGACCCGATGTACGAGATCGTCGTGGCGGCTGCCGAGCTGAAGATGCGGGCGCCGCAGGACTTCGAGAAGCTGATCGTGGCCTTCAAAGCCCTCGAAGAGCGCTGCACTA